TGCTAGTCTGCCGATAAAGAAGTTTAAGATATTATTGCTATCGTAAGAAGGTACTATTACCCGGTTTGCATATGCTCCAGAAGGGCAATAGCCAATATTGTATTTAATGAAATCTTCGTCTGTTAATCCTCGAGTGTACAGGTACTTCTTTACTCTGTTGAATTCTATTGTAGAACCTTCGTAGAGAGGTTTAAATTCTTTAGGTAGACCTAAATGTACGGTAACGTCTAATTCTTTGGAGACCCCATTCTTAACGTGTTCTAGTATGCTATTTGCGGTATCAGGGGATATCTTCAACTGCGCTAGCAGGGATCTTATAGTCTTCCCTCTAGTCCCGCATACCCAACATGCAAAAGGGTTCTCACCTCTATTGCTAGTTAGTAAATTAATTTCTAACTTAGGTTTATAGTGATTACAAAAAGGACAGTGGAAGGCATAATTATCTCTTGATTTTTTATGAGATGGCCCTAGGATTCCTTCTAGAGAGTTTAATAGAACAAGGTTCTCCACAGTCGTAGTTTTATTAATATACGACTCTTACGGGACTTATCAACTCTGAAAATCTTTCCTATAAAATTTTCCTAAGATATTATCGTTAAAATAGGTATTAGGATTCTCTAATACACCGTACTTAAATAAGTATTTGCACTCGTAGTATGTTAATAACTTCTTACTACATACCAGCTCTAGTATCTCACGTTTAAATTCACTGTGTTTCCCTTCTTTTAGCATTTCTAAAATAGGTTTAGCGGAACCGTGATACGTCTTCCAGTCGCTCTCTTTTTGAACTACCTGGTGGGTTGGTTTACGTCCTGCACCTTGGTGTTCGGCAAGTTCTTTTCGTGTTAGTTTGCGTTTTACGTTGTGGTACAGTACTTTCTTACCAATATACGACATTCCGCTTGGTGTATGAGTAGTTACGTATATAAACCCGTAAATACCGGTAGGAAAATCGTCTAATGTTTCTATAACTTTATTGTTGTATAACCACATTTATCTATCTATGTTTATTAGGATTGTTGTATCTGTTATTGCTGAGGTTGGGAGGGGTTGAGCGAGCTTACCTATTGCTAATAGGTTTTGATTATCATCGTATAACCCTACTGTCGTAACGTAAGGGGTAAAGTAAGATCCTGTTAGGTTGCTATTTAACTCTCCTCTTGTAGGTTGGTAAAAACTACTAGTTTGTAAAGCAGTATAAGTTACCAGTGATCCGCTTAGCTCAGCCGAAGGGTTAAGTGTAAAATTAAATTCACTTTCTCTAATAGTACACTTATACTGTGCTTCATATACCGTAAGTGATGAATTAAATGAGCAGGTAACAGCTGGTGAGTTTACAAAATTAGAAATATCTGATCCACTCGTTATAACTGCTATTCCGTGGGAGTAAAAAATATTACCGCATATTGAAGTCCCTCTTACTAAATTACCTTCTCCATCATCTGTAATTGACACACTACTTGATTTCCATAAAAACGTGTTAGGCTGTATGTAGTTTCCAAATAAACGAGACGGTATAGATATTACCCCGATGGTCGAATTAGAGCTAGTGGGAAAATTTTTAGCAAATGTCAAATCTGTTTGCTTATAATTAAAATACCTACCTGCTGATAACCCTGTTCCTACTAGCACATCTCCTTCTGAATCAGCTCCAGGTAATATATACCCCCTGCTAGGTTCATCTCCGTAACTTGAACTTAAGTAATTTGAATAGTATAAATGCTTTATCGAATTGTACACCAAGCGCTGGTACCTGGTTGATATCTGACCTGTTGTAGGATCGGCGGCGGGTGAGAATAAAGAGCTTGTATTAAGTCCTAAAAACCTATCAATAGAAACGTTTGATGCTGTTAGTTCGGATGCTCCTTGAAAAGTAAATAACTTATTTACTTCAAATGGAGTAACTATTACGTCGGAGGCTAAAAGTTGTTTGTAAGCGCTCATTCATTTTAGAAATCTAACTTAACGCGAATTAATGCTTCTTTTGTAAAGTCTTTAGGCAAAGGTCTAGATAACTTAGCTACTGCTAATAACTCATTTGTATCATTGTATAAACCTACTGTTGTAATGTAAGTTCTGGGAGTGTTTATAAAGCTATTAAATACAACCTCTCCTGTTGATCCTGATATAAAAGAAGGGTTTTCGGAATAGTTATACTCTATACTCCTTGCTCTAATAAAAATATAGTTCGATGAAATCGTTTCTTGGGAGTTTATAGTAAACCCTGCACCTCCGCTTATAGCTGTAAATAACGATAAGTTTGGGGAAGTACCGGGTGTAACGGTTGCTGAAGATGCACTGTATTGGAACACTAACCCGCCGTTTGCTGAAGGTGCTGCTAAGGCTCTAGGATTCAGTAGTATAGTTCCTATGTCGGGTAACAACCACCCGTATGATCCTGAGTTAGAAGTGTACCCACTGTTTATACCGGTATTAACTGCTCCTCCAGACCCTGACACTAATTGAAATACCCTATTAGTACCTACATACTGAGGTATTGTCGTAACCCTGCTGTTGTCTGTAAGTGTTAAGGTTGCAGAACCGGATCTCAAGGTTAATGTAAGTGAGCCGGGGAGTAGTGATTCCTTAAATCTAGCTCTTTCAAAAGAGAGTGCGAAAAATTCTGCAACTGTTACAGAGCCAAAGGCGAAATCAGTATTTTCGTCGCCCAATAACAAGTCTTGATATTGGCCGTAGATTGTAGATGTAGGAGAGATATTACTGACTGCAGCGCTATATGATAAGCTTCCGCTACCTTGGCTGTTTCCGTATGCAATATCGAACTCGGGTGATGCTAAACTCGCAGAGCCGTAAACTGTTAGGTAGAATCTACCTGAAGATCCTGCTATTTGAGTAGAAGAGCTAAAAAAAGTAGTTAGTGTTATCGATCGGTTCGACCACAAAGTGGAGGATATAGCGTCTGAGCTTAATACGAAATCTGAAGGTTCTAATCTTTTAAAAGCCATGTTAGTTTATTTTAGTTATAATTACAGGGATGGTTGTCCGGGCTCCACTATCTCTACCTTCTATCGTAAGTGTAGCCGATAGTTGTGTGTTACTGCCAAATAGAGTATTCACCGTGGTTGCTTTCAAGTTAATAGTAGACCCTACCACCGACTTAGCTACGCTAGTGCCAAGAGTAACAGTCTGGTTCAAAGCCTGTGCCTGTTGAGTTTCTATTCCCACTCCTTCGAATGTATTAAATAGTCTAGCGTCTGAGATAGTCGCTGTATACCCAGAAGTCTCAAATGTATTCCCGCCAAGGTAGTTAAGTGTCTGCGGTGTTATTGATAAATTTGCACCTTGCTTTAAAGTAATGCTCGTATACCCTAAGTCGAGAATAGGCAATCTAGCTGTTCCTCTAGGTAAGGTAACTAGCTTGTATTTCATCATTTGTGCCTCCTGAGGTACTGCTTCAAGTAACGGCATATTCTCAATAGCTTCACCGTAGTACGCTGACCCCGAAGGATGATTTGGATTGTACAACGTATAGTCGATTTCATCGTCTGCTAGAGCGAACTGTGTTATGTTGAAATTGCCTTGTGCAAGTAACTGGCGGCCTTTTGTTGTCAAAATAGCATCTACGGTTACTACCGAGTTGTCTAAGTATCCCATTTGTTAAGTTTTACTATGTGGTTATAAATATGTGTATTTTTATTTTTCTAAGTGTTTGCAACCGGTACTATGCTGTCTACTACTTTCTCAGTTGCGTCTGTTATATATTCTGGAACCAAGACTCCCGAGCTCGTTTGTCCTGCAGGTTTTTCTGTATTCAGTATAATGTAAGCATCATCCACCCATCTTCTAATCAAGAAATAGTTTGTATTTACGGTACTCGGTATATCCCGATCTAATACTAAGGTCATAGCGTTGTATGTTCCGGCTACCGGGGTTGTCACTATCGACTGGGATATCTGAGTTATTAGATAAGTTTGAGATTCTATATTTTCAAATCTAATCTCATCGTTAACTTGTAACTGAAAATCCTCAATTATCGGTAAGAAGTATAAATTACTGTTGTATTTGATATCTACTTGTCTTTGCCCATATACGTCGTTTAATCCTCTAAGACTTCCGTAGCTATTCAACCCTTTTTGAGCATGTATTATATTGGGTCTAGAACCAGTCACCCAATAGTAGCCTACGTTTCCTTTACCCGGAGGTGATGGAAACTGAGAAACTTGCCATGTGGTAGTGTTTGCGTGCAAATAGGCAGATCCGTTTCCTTGTACATTTCCATTACCTGAAGCTTGTGCTAAGACTATTTTTTCTCCGTCTTGTGCGTAGTCGTAGAAGTAGTAGACTTCGTCTAACGCTCTTACTACTAATCTATAGAGGCTGCTGGTAGTAGCTTGTGTTTCTGCAAAATATATCCGTACGTACCGGTGGGGGGTTTTTCCGGCTTTTGTTGGACTAAAGGTGTAATGGGGTACAGACCCGCCAGCAGGACTTGGAGAAGTACGTGCTGATTGCCATCCTCCGTTTTGTGTATCCCAGGTGTTTAAATTAGCTTGCTCTTGATCATTGTATTTGAAACTCTGCGGAGTCCAGGTGCTACCGTTATTAGTAGATTTTTCTAAATAAACATAATACGTAAAAGCAATCCATTCTCCTCTTTCACCACCGTTGTATGATACCCCATCTATGTCCCATCCTAAGTCTAATGTAACTCTATGATTCAGTACGTAAGAACCTGATAGATTAGATAACGATCCTGTAGGTTTATACCGGGATCCCGTAGGTGATGCTCCTGAAGATGTTGCAAAGCTTGCAGATTGACCTAAATAAATAGGAGCGTTGAATAGGATTTCATATGGAGTACCGGACATTGGTCCTGAAGTTATAGATCCGTTATTAACTTCTAAAAAGTTGTAATATTCCGGAGTTGTAGGACTTCCGTATGCTAAAGCAGTCATCGTGTAGTCGTTGACTGTGTTTAATGTGATCGTATCCGGCTCTCCCCCGTCTATAAAAGATATCGAACTTGTGTATCCGTAAGCGCTTCCTGATGGAACTTGGCTGTATATTATAGGCCGCGGAGATTGTCCTACCCGGTCTATATATACCAGCTTATTTAAAGATGCCATGTTATTTCCGAAAGCTTCAGGATCAGCTAACCTAATTACGCTTTTCGAAGGACTAATTTCTAACGAACTTTTATCTAAATTCGTCTCACCGTTTCCAAAAGTCTGCTTAAGTATTCCCATACTAACCTCATCGTCGTACTTAACTTTAATTCTATTTCCGTTTTCATCTACAAGGTTTTTTATGCTTGCATATATCTTACCGTTGTAATCAGGTGCAAGTCCGGCTAACCAGTTAAATTCAAGAAAATAGGTAGACGGGTTACTTACGTTGGGGGTCTTGTCGGGGGCTAGGTCAGGACCAAAAGGTCCTGCAGCAGTGTATACGTTAAGTTTTTGAGACTGTAACTGCTTTCCGACATACCTAGAACTTATAATACCTCGAGTAGTATAATTTGAATCTTGTATTTGAGCCGGAGTAGCTGACCCCGATACTAAAGCGAGTAAGTTTATGGGTGTGTTTAAACTATCTGCATAATCTACATCCATAAATTCTGTGCTTAGTCTATTCTCGGTAGCATTGTTAATAATAGCATTATAATCTGAATTAACAAAAGGAACTGTGATATAAGGTTCTAGAGCGGTTTGAGCTGCTAGAGGTGCTACCGGAGCAACTGATTGAGATATCTCGAATTCAAAGTTGTTAATATTTAAATTATTTACAGAGGAATTCGGGAGCGAACAAGATACAGACATCCACATTGTATAGAATCCTTCCTGGATTGGGTATATGTTCGCGGATCCTGTAAAAGATGCGGATTGTAAAGAGGATGATATTATTCCGGGGGTGGTAAATGTAGCTAAAATACCGCTACCAGTG